CATTGTGCTCGACCGCATAATCCGCGCTGTTGGTTGGATCCAGCTTTCTTACATGGCATCCCCAGAACTGGCTTATTTCGTTCGCCACTTTGGCTTCATTGCTGCGATCTTGTTCGGTCTCATAAAGCGGTCTCATTTCACCACCTTCGCTCCGGGCCACAGCCTTTTGATCTCGCCCACCACGCTACTGGCGCAGCCATTTGGGTTGACGACGATCTCAGTGGACGCGAAGCCGTTCTCACCATTCACGATCGACTTGCCGTTGATGGTGTAGGTCACCGACCACTCGTCAGGATCGCCCAGCTTGGCGCTCCACGGCACCATGTCCGGATGCAAGACATGCGAGGGGCAGCCTTTCAGTTGATACTCAAACGGGATGCCATCGGCGTCGAAACGCTCGCACTTCCATGTCGAGTCCTCCTTCGGGGTCGAATGCGCGCAGGTGCGGCAATTGACGTACTGCGTCGGCTGTTTCTCGTGGCACATCGCGTGCGCCGGGCAGAAGCGACACTGATACCACGTCGGATCCGTTGAGATTGGCGGCGGCATCTCGTCCGACAGCGCCAGCCGCTTGCCGCGTGCTATGAGTTTCTCGGCGGCCTCCTTGTCGAACTTGACGCGCTCGATGTAGTAGCGGTCATCATCCTTGCAGACCGCCACATACAGGGCGCGCTCGATGAAGGTTCCCGCCATGTAGATCTGCATCTGGCCCCAGTGTTCGGGCTTGGCCTTCAATACGCCTTCCTTCTCCAGCGCGTCGAAGCTCTTTTTGTTGTGCGGTTTGAACTCGGCGATGTGGCGGGTCTGCGGAGCCTCGGGAACGCCGCCCTCGATGATGGCGTCGGCGCTTCCAGAGACGTGCGACCCAAAGCTCACATTCGCCTGTCGTTTGGAGAAGTCGATGCCGATCATTGCGAGATCTTTCATGATCGTCGCTTCCTCGGCATGTCCACGCCGGAACAGGCGCAGCATGCGGCCTGAGAACTTCTCTCGCGCCGCCCAGCGGAATGACAGCCAGATCCAACGGTCGCACGCATGCCCGAGCATAGATGCACCAAGATGCGGACGCGGGCGATCAGGCTTGTTCTCGTGCGCCTTGTCGATCAAGAGCACGATGTCATTCTTCGGCGGCGGTATCAGAGTCATTCTTCTGTTCTCCTTTAACGACGGCTGTCATGTTTCCACTGACATACTGCTCGACTGTGGTGAACAGACTTTTACATGTCTTGCATTTGCGCCGGCGGAATGTTTTTCCATCATGCGAGCGCGTCATGGTCACATCGCTGCGCGTGTCGTGACAGTTGGGGCAATGAATGCCTATTTGGTTGTATTTGTCGGACATCTCTTCAGCCTTCTTTTGGCGGTGCGGGAAGGGGCATCCAGTAATGGAAAGCCCGGTCTGAATAACCCCAATCAGAACCAAGCCCCGGCGCATATATCTCCCACGCGCCGCGCGATGCAGCCTCAAACCATCTTATGACGAAGTATTCTCTCTTTTGGTCTATGGCGAGAACAAGGCTCCCGTCTCTCGGTGCTAGTTCTAGCTTTTTCCACTCGCTCATTATCCATCCTCCCCAAGCGCCTTGCTCGCGATCTTCTGCGCGTAGTTCAGGTTGTTGGTGTTTAGTATAAGACCGAGAGCTTCGCGTGCAGAGCGCCCGCAGGACGGAACAAACTCGTCAACGTAGCACTCGCCATCACCGCAGCGGCAGGCGTAGGTTGCCAGAGCTTTGCGAAGGCGCTCGATTTCGTCATGCGCCTCTTCTAGTCGGACGATGTAGTCCTGATAGCAGACACAGTTGTCGATCATTCCTTCTTCTCCTCTCCAAGGGCGGCGCGGGCGTTGTCCAGTGCCCCTAATAGAAACGGGGCCATGCCCTCTGGCTTACGCTCCCACTCGGCGATAGAGTTGGCGCAATGACGCAGCGCCTCTCGCAGCCGCCCGACCTCTTGCCCCAGCGTGATGATGTCCAGTTGCTGCTCCGCGATGTGTTCGCGCAGGCTCTCGGCTGCCGCCTCTAGTTTCACGAGATCGGCTTCGAGGCGGCAGTTGTAATATTCTCTCTGTTCCAATGCCGCCGCAGCGCGATGAGCCGCCACGTAGTGCGCGGGGTACGAGCGCAGTTCTTGCACAAGTTCATCGATCATGTTTTGCTCCTTTGTGATTGCCGGGGCCGAAGCCCCGGCGTTGTTCTTTTACCGAGCCCACGGGGGCGCGGAGGAAGACTTCGCAATAGGGGCCGGAGCCGATGCGGGGGCCATGGGCTTCGGGGGTGACGCCCCAGCCGACCCGAAGCCGCTCACTTCGTTCTTGTCTCCGTATTGAGGATCAGACTTGATCTTCAATTTGACCTTTAGGTTACCGCCGATGAGCTGATCTGTGTCAGTCAGGCGGGCGATGCCGAGGGCCTCCATGATCGAGCGGAGCTGCTGGCGACCGATCTCCTCGGCCTTGGGATTGGCGTTCTCAGTGTTGATGTTGCCGTACACGACGCGGCCCTCATGCGAGGGGCCGGTGATGTCGTAGCGCACCGCGATGTACTGGCCGGTGCCGGCCTTAGTGGTCTTCAGTTCCGCGCTGTGGATCGTAGCCGTGTACCAGCCAGCCGGGAGGCACTCGTAGCTGCCGCCAGACGGGAGATCTTCAGCGAGGAAGGACTTTCCGAGATTTGCCATGCTTCTTACTCCTTCGTGATGGTGAATGATGGGCGACCGGGGGTCGTGGTAATCGCCCCCAGCAGCGGTGTCGTGATCGCGGAATCCGTAGCGTCCCACGCCTTGGCGTTGATCTCCGGCTTCCAGCGAAACAGGTTCGTAAGGTGCTCGTACACGCCGGCCTCGACGGCCAGCTCTTGCAGCTTGTCAGCGTCAATCTTGCGATTGAGGCGACCGACGACCTTCAGCTTGTAGCCCTCGGCCTTCCAGTTCTCGGTTCCGTCGAGCCCCTCGGGGACGCGGAGCGCCCCGATCAACTGATCCTCAATGGAGCGGCGAAGCTCAATAGCCTCGCGCTCGGCCTCCTTGGCGGCGAGCCACTGAGATGAGAGTTCGGCGATCATAGCCCCTCCCCCTCGGTGAACCCGACGCGGACGCAGGCAATTCGATTGCTATCTGCGTTTTCATCCGCTATCGCTCGCGAGGAATACGAATAACTATCGTAGTCTCCTTCTCCATCATCATCATAAAAGTTAATCCATGCCTCGTGCTTCTTCGGCACGTTCACGAGGTCGTAGGGACTTTCATTATACAGGTTGATGCGCCCATCTGCATATCTTAGCCCGATAGTTTCATGTCCAGTAACTCCTGTTGCGGCGATCACGATGGGGCGATCATCTTTTAGGTCCGTCGCCACAATACGTACTTGCTCAGGCGCGTGGCGGAACTGAACGGGCCTATTTGGATTGAAAGACATCATCGACCCCCGATCTTTTCGATTACCGCCCCGAGGTCCGGAGCCTCCCACGGCGCGAGCTTGCCGGAGCGATCCTTGGCCGCCCACAGGCCGTCCGTGTCGCACATCAGAGCGCGCTGGGTGTTGCCCTCGGCGTCACGCTCGACGCGGAGCGCCAGTACCTCGTCGAAGAAGTAGGGCAAGCTCTGGCCGACCTTATTGCCGGGCATCGAGGGCGCGTAGAGCATGCGGCCCATCTCGTCCTGCGACTTCTCCAGCTTGGCGCTCATGTAGACGTGCTTGCCGGGCAGGTCGCGAAAGGCTCTGATCAGGTCGGAGACCTGTTCTTGCATGGCGCCGTATGCCTGACGCGGATCCTTGGCGATCTTCTTCTCCGCATTCAACACCACCTCGGCGATCTCAGAGATGCTGTCGAGCGCCACGCTCTCGTACTCCGCGCCGGCCTCGCCTGTGACGTACACGTAAGCCTGCCGCAAGTCGTCGATGGTGTTGATCTCGATGAAGGGCAGATCGGCGTCCTGAATGGACAGGAGGCCGGCTTCAGCCGATAGCACGATGGGCTTCGGCAACGTCGTGATAAGCGAGGTCTTGCCAGAGCCTGCCGCGCCGTACACGAGCAGCTTTACGCCGTTCTTGGTTAGGTCGCGCGTGCGCTTGATTGATATAGCCATGTCAGTTGTTCCCCTTGAAGCGCGCAATCTCGAAGGCCGCAGCCACGAACAGCGCAAACACGCACACAGGTCCGAAGACCACGAACAGATCCGATGTTGTCATTGGTTGTCCCTTTGGGTGGGAGCGGGGCCGGAGCCCCGCCGAAGCGATTACTGGATCTCGGAAAAGTCGATGTTGCCCAGAGAGTCGATTGCGCTCTCGATGTAGCCCAGCGCATCTTGCAGGGTGCTGAACTCGTCCTGCTCTTGCTGGCCCTTTTCGCTCTCGGCGTACTTTTCGGAGCGGTTGCTGATCTTCTCGTCCATGGTGGTGACCATGGCCTCAAACTCAGCCTGCATCTCTTGCAGGCGGGAGAGCATCTTGCTGATCTTTTTCTGTTCGGCCTTGTTCATCGGTTTGTTTCTCCACCGCCGCGTCGGTCGATCCGGTTCGGCGATGAGTGATCTTTACCCCATTCGTGTTATCGTGTAAACAGCTTTCGGAACAAAAATCACAAGAGGCAGCAAAATGGAAATCGAACAGCTAAGGTCAATCCTCAAGCTGCTGAACCTGAAGGAGGTTGCTCGCGAGGCGGGCGTACATCCGAACACCCTTTACAGGATCGCAGCCGGCGGCGAGGCTAGGTATTCCACCGTCATGCGCGTCATGGTTTACCTTAAGTCAAAGGGGCTACTAAATGGCTGATCTGGTCAACATATTTGGTGCCCCGATCACGCTTGGGCAGAAGCAAGAGGCCGCGCCCCTCGAACATCAGATTGCAGACGCCATGCAGGCGGCGGGGCTGACGCCCCCTCACCCGATCCATATTGATGGCAAGCTGCATCGGTTTCGGACGGGCACGAAGGGGCAGGGCGGTCACGGCGACAAGTCTGGGTACTACGTCTTCTTCCCGGACGGCGTGCCGGCGGGCAAGTTCGGCTGCTGGCGGGCGGGCGTCGAGTGCAATTGGCGCGCGGATCTAGGGCGCACCCTGACGCCGGTCGAGGAGATGGCGCACGCTCGGCGGTTGGCGGAGGCCAAGGCGGCTCGGGACGCAGAACAGGCCAAGAGCCGGGAGACCGCCGCCAACACAGTTGAGCAGATATGGGTGAACGCTGGAGCGGCAAGTCCGGATCATCCATATTTGGCTCGCAAGGGCATTCAGCCTCACGGGGCGCGAATGACGGGCGACACGCGACTTATTGTACCGTTGTACGGTACAGACGGAAAACTTTCCAGTCTGCAATACATCGCCCACGACGGTGGAAAACTTTACCATCCAAGTGGCCAGACGGGCGGAAAATATTGGCAAGTCGGCGTCTCCGACGTGCCCGGAACGATCTACATTGCCGAGGGCTTCGCGACTGCGGCGACAATCCACGAGGTGACCGGGCGGCCCTGCGTCGTGGCGTACTCGGCCAGCAATCTGGTTCCGGTGACCGGCGAGATCCGGGAGCGGTTCGGCCCCACGCAGGCAATCGTGATCGTGGCGGACAACGATAAATCCGGGACGGGGCAGAAGTATGCCGATCAAGCCTCAGCAAAATATGGGGCGCAGGTGATTATGCCGCCGGAGCCGGGCGACGCGAACGACTACGTGCAGGCCGGGCATGATCTGAAGGCGCTCCTCTATCAGGCTTCCTCGGAGAACCCGCTGGAGAAGCTCAAGGTCGTTTTCGGCGACCAGCTCGGGGCGGACTACGAGCCGCCTGACGAACTGATCGAGGGGCTGCTGACGCTGTGCAGCCTGACGGTGCTGTACGGCGATTCAAACAGCGGCAAGACCTTCTTCGCGCTCTCTCTGGCGACGGCGGTGGCGACCGGCGAGATTTGCTATGGCAGGCGCGTGGATACCGGCTTGGTGCTGTATCTGGCTTCGGAGGCTCCGGGATCCATCCGGGCGCGCATGCAGGCGCTCAAGAAGTTCCACGGGTGCGACCTGAAGCGGCTCGCGATGGTGCCGGTCCCGCTGAACTTTCACTCGGGCGAGAAGGATGTCACGGACGTACTGGCGGCGGTCAAGGACATCGAGGCCCTCAAGGGCGAGCGGGTCCGGCTCATCATCGGCGACACGCTGGCGCGCATGAGCGCCGGGGCGAACGAAAACAGCGGCGAGGACATGGGGCCGGTCATGGCCCGGTTCGACAGGCTCTCTCAAGCCACCGGGGCGGCGGTCCTCATCATCCACCACAGCGGCAAGGATCAGGCGAGGGGAGCGCGAGGATGGTCTGGCATCCGGGCGCACATCGACACTGAGATCGAGGTGACGGAGGTGAACGACGACCGGACGGCCAGCGTGACCAAGCAGCGCGAGCTGCCATCCAAAGGCGAGGACATCCCGTTCCGGCTGGAGGTCGTCGAGATGGGGACCACGAAATTCGGGGCTCCGGCCACGACCTGTGTGGCGGTCCCGGACGAGAAGGTGCGCGAGAAGAAACCGAAACCGGAGAGCAAAATTGAGCAACATAGGAAAATCTTCCAGAACGCATGGTTCGCGACGGGGTGCGAATTGAGGGGCGATAGCGAGCCCTACGTTAGCCGGGCGGGCATCCTGCGGTACATGATGGAGGATCTTGGGCATACCGAAAAGACGGCCCTGAAGAAGGTAAAGCCGGGCTCTGATGACGAGCTGATCGGGGCTCTGCTGATTGCCAAAATCATTCGAGCCGATGAGCACGGGTGGGTCGTCATCGACAATGCGCAGGCTTCAGCTATGCTTATCAGTAGGAAAAGCTAAGGTGAAGCGTACTGAGCGTACCGTACCGTACTTTGGCGTACTGAGTACGTTCTGGGCAAGGCGTCGTTGTCCGGGCAGTAGCGTACCGGCGGGGGGGAGGGGCACCGGTACGTACCCCCTTTACAGGGGGACGTCCCCCCGGTACGTTACGTCGCCCGGACACGATGCGGGCGGTACGGTTCGAGATTTTTATGATGGAGGATGGGATGAGAAAAAAGCGTACGTTTTTTGGAAATGCGCCGGTCGGTCCCGATTGGGCGGAGCACCCGGGGGTCTTTGAGAGGGACGATGAGGCGTGGAAGATATTCTTTAGCCTAAGTTCGGCGGATAAGGGGTACGTGAACTTCAAGATATTCGCGGACGGCTCTGTGAAGTCGAAGGCAAACTATTGGATCGGGATGAGCCGGAGGCGGTGCTTTAATACCGACCTCGTTCTGCTCCGTCACCGGGAGGATCTGTACGATTGGGCCATTGAGGAGATGAAAGGAATATTTTCAGATCACATCGGGCCGATCAATGAGGGGAAGTTTGCGCCGTGACGAGCGAGAATTTGGACGATGGCGTTTGGTGCGACCTGATGAGCTGCCACATCACGGACGTGCAGGCCGACCGCAATGGCGTGGTGGTCTTCAGCCTCGCCTACAAAAATGTCCCGGACATGACCGGGACAATTCAGAGGGCGAAGCAGTTTGATCCGAACGTGAACGTGATCCTCGCAATGGCTCCGGGGAAACCCCTCGTGCGCTACGTGCGTGGGGTCGGCGATTTTTGGAGTTACTGCTAGGCCCGGTCAATGTGCTGGGCCAGCCAGCGCAGGGACAGGGCGCCCTCGTCTAGGGCCATGATTATCAGGGCGACGGGGCGGGGGATGTCCTGCCTGCCCCGGAGCCAGTTCTGGATGGTCTTGGTAGTCACGCCGCAGATCTTGGCTAGGTCGCTCTGGAACAGGCCGTGGCGGATGAGGGCGGTCTGGAGGTCTTGGGGGCTCATGCGTGCTCTCCTCATGAAATGGCCGCCAGAGGCCCTAGGAAGGTCGCTGGCGGCCTTGGCGGTTAGAGGCCTAGTCTGTTGTAGATCCCGTCTATCCAGCAGCGCACGGTCTCCCTGAGCGCCTCTGGGAGGGTGGCGGGGGAGCGGGAGATGACCGCAAGCTCGAAGCTGTAGTGTTCGACGTTGTCGGGGTGGAAGATGTCCACGTCGGCGCGCTCGTCGCCCATGGTGTGATTGATGTGGTAGCTGTAGTCGCGGTGGTGGCCGGAGATGTGGAGGATGGTCATTGATCAAGCCTCCGCTTTCTTTTTCTTTCGGAGGGCTTGCTCGTTGTACGAGGCTCGAATGGTCGCCACTCGGCGCAGTGCATTGGCGGGATGAGAGCGGGAGATGTGAAGAATTGAATTCAATTCCTCGACTTTTTTCTTGATCGACTGGAGTGTCGATGTGTCTCCGGTCAAGTCATAGTAAATTTCCTGCATTATCGATGCAGTTCGTCTGATGATAAGGCCCAAATCTTCAAAGTCATCGCTGTTGGATCTGAGAGCGTCGAGTAGCTTTTCTTCGTTTTTTTTGGTCAGAGAGCCGTGCATGAAGTGCCGAAAGGCTGCGACCAATTCGTCTAAAGCAAGGACGATTTCAAAGTTTAGGTTGTTGTCTTCGCGCATGTTGATCTCCATCAGATTAAAGAGATTGGCGGGGCCGAGACCCCGCCGGGTTGATTAGGCCATGGCCTTGATGTTGACCTTCGGCTTGTCGCGGAGCGTGGTGATGAGCGTCACCTTGGTGCAGGCGGCGATCTGCTCGGCGGTTAGAAGCTCCTTGATGGCCTTAGTGTCGAGCGTGGAGCGCTCGGAGAGGCTCACGACGACGGTGGCGTAGTCGCCCTCGATCACCTCAAGGCCAGTGGCCTTGATCTCGGCCTTTACGGCCTCGAATTCTTTGGTGAGGGCGTCGATTTCCTGCTTGAGGATGGTGAAGCGGTCGGCGAGGTAAGCGGTCATGTTGGGCTCCATTGGTTTGTGTCGGTGTTGACGCTCAGGTTATACGCGAAATCTTTTCGTGTGGTCAAGGGGGCTTTTGCCCCCTTTTTCAGAAATTGTAGGGCTTGATGTTGCGGGCCTTGCAGACGGCGCGGGCCGCGCGCTTGGTGGCGACGAAGACGCGCTCGCCGTTCTGGTACTCTTCGCCGTTGCAGGGGCGGGCGACGATGGTGAGCTTGTAGCCGGTGCTGGTCTTGTGGAGATAGGCGATCATTGTGTGCTCCATCGGTGTGTGTTCAACGGATTCACTATAGGCGAAATCTTTTCGCCTTGTCAATAGGGGCTCGCCACAAAGAGTGCTGTTGTATCGCGTGATGCGTTCGGCCTTGTAGTAGATTTGTCGGGTGCGCTCGCGGGACAGGCCGATCCGTCGCCCAATCTCGGCGAGCGTAGCCCCAGAGCGGCGGGCCGCCAGCACGTATCGATAGCGCAAGCGGGAGACTTCCCCTCTCGCCCAGTGCGGATTGTGGCCGCGAGCCAATAGGCGGGCATAGTAACGACCAAGCGTGTTTTTAAACTCAAAACGAGACATGCCATACTTCTCCGTGTTTATGTGCTTGGATGGTGGGAGCGGGGTCTTTTCGCCCGTCAACGTCCATTGCACCAGAAGGTTTCAGTATATTCGCGCGGCCAGCATCTGCTGTTGTCGGCGTCGCAGTGCGGGCATTTGATCTTGCCCTGCCACGTCTCGACGTGCTCGACCAAGTCGCCCCGGAACTTATTCCAGCCTATGAAGCGCCACTTGCATTCAAACGCGATTGGAGACGTGGCCATAGTGGCGCACGCCTCACAAATGTAGCTGACTGTGGTTTCGTCTGTGTACCGTTCAAAACGGGACATGCCAGACCTCTCCGCGCTCGTGCGCTTGGAGGGCGGAGGCAAGCTCCAGTTGCAAGTGGGCGGCTGGCTCGTCCTGCCACTCGGCCTCCGCGATACGCTCGCGGAGGGCCTTGATGTAAGCGGTGAGGAGGATCACCATTCCGCGTGCTCGACGCACTCGTCGAGGATCAGGTCGCAGAGGTGCTTGTCTGCGATCACGACTGTGGTGACGGCCTCGAAGATCGGATGGCCGAAGCGGTAAACCTGCGTCACGCCCTTGGTGTTGGTGGCGGTGACGCTGTGGATGTACCAGTCGTTGTCTTCGACTTCGATCTGGAGTTCGCCGCTGAACATCACGCCGGCGAGGACGGCGTCGAGGCAAAGCTCCTCGACAAGGTAGACGCAGGCGGCGAGTTCACGGTCGGCGGTGTCGGGGTTGAACATCTGTAATCTCCTAAGTTGGTGTGTCGCGGTGACAGGATCTTTATACACGAAATCATTTCGCCTGCAAACGGATTTCGAGGACAATTTGTCTTTTTTTTCGAGAGGTGCTAGGCTCTGAGGGTAAGGTTAGATTGGGAGAGGGTTATGGCAGGCGAAAACAATCAGTTAGCATCAATCGTGGAGCGTATCGAGAAGCTCGAGGACGAGAAGGCCATGCTGGCCGAGGACATCAAGGAGGTCTACGCCGAGGCCAAAGCCAATGGCTTCGACACCAAGATCCTCCGCAAGCTTGTCGCTGTGCGCAAGAAGGACGCGGGCGAGGTCGCCGTAGAACAGGCTCTCCTCGCCACCTACATGGCGGCCCTCGGCATGCTCGCCGACACTCCGCTCGGGCAGGCGGCAATCGAGCGGGCGAGGGGCAAGTGATGGCGGTCTGGATCTCCGTGGCCGTGATGGCCTATCTCGTGATCGGGTTTGCGTTCGCAGTCGTCTCTTATGTTCTGGAGCATGGTGACAGAAACGACAGCGAGATTATGTTCGACGTGTTTGTATGGCCCATGGTGTTGGCGGCTGTCGTGGCCTTGATCGTCGCAATGGGCACGCGCGAGGTCGGTGACTGGATCATCAAGAAAAAAGGAACGTAAGCGTGGCAAAGGCTGGACGACCGTCAACCTATTCTGAGAAGACCGCTGACGAGATCGTCCAGCGCATGATCGAGGGCGAGAGCCTGACGGCGATCTGCAAAGACGAGAAGATGCCGCCGCGCGTGACGGTGTATGCGTGGTTCGACAAGCACCCCGATTTTTATGCGCGGTGTGCGCGTGCGCGCGAGGCTCTCGCCGACTACCTCGTCGATGAGATCGATGAACTCGCCAAGACCGCGACAAAAGACAACATTGAGCAGGTCAAGATCCAAGTGTCTACGAAGCAGTGGCGGGCCATGAAGATGGCCCCCCGCATGTATGGGGACCGCTCGCGCACGGAAGTCACCGGCGCGAACGGCGGCCCGATCCAAACTCAGGCAACGGTTGTGGACGCGACCCAGTTAGAGCCGGCGCAGCGCGAGGCGCTTAAGCTGGCCCTGCTGGCGGCAAAGGAGAAAAAGGGATGAACCAGTCAGAATTGAATGATGCCTTCAACGAAGCCATCAATGAAATGAAAGCGGACCCCAAGGAGTTCGTGATTACGTATGTGGCGGCGATGGTCTCCCTGCTTTACATGCGGGGAGCCATGATGGCGATCATTGATAATCCAAAGCACGCGGGACAGTTAGCTGAGTGCGCGCTGGAGGGCATTGAGGAGTTCTCGCCCGACGAGATCGCCAAGTCGCTCGGGATGACTGCGGAGGGGGCGCTGAACGGATGCTAGA